TGCATCAGCATCTCCACCGTTTGCGTGCCTGACGTAGGCGACTGTTTGGGTCCTTGGCAGCTTCAGGAAAATCCTTCATCTGCCCCTCGGACCGCGCACAGTACGACGCACGGCGTTTTGCTTCTGCGGGAGACGGATTCTTGGTAGTCACCGCCGTCTTGAGCTTGCTTCCAGGGTTGGCTTTACGGTACGCTGTAACGCCTTTTTTGGTCATGCCAGCACCGGCCTTGGTAGGGCGGAAATTTCCGCTTTTAACCGAGGTTTTGATGCCCATGCCCTTGGAGGCCATTACTGCGCGGCTCCACCGTAGAAGAACAGCGTCACACTGGTAACTTCAACACCAGAAACATCAATAAACACCCCTGAGTCAAAGACAATACCCATATCGGGAAGGATAAGGTCAGTGGCTCCGGCCGCAGCAGGCGTATTAATGGTCACCAAGGCTGTGCCTGCGGTAGTGCTGCCGTTCTTTAGGGTAAAGGATGCGGCTGTAGCCGTATTTGTAAAATAAATGCCGGCCACCCGGGTGCGGCCCGCAATTGCATGACCATCGGCAGTCTTTGTGACTGCCTGAATATTGCTGTTGCTCATGTCATTCCCCCGTTTTTGTACTCTGTGTCCGTGAATCAGGAGGGTCCATACGACTGATTTCGGTCAGTAGAACATCCACCATTGCAATTGCCCCGTTTGCCTGTTGGATGAGGTCCAGATACTTTTGCCTTTGCTCAAGTGCCTGATTCCTCAAACCCAGCAGGTATTCCTCATCCAACGCAGCCATTAGGCGTTGAAGTTAGCGGCAGTAGCAGCCAAGAGGTAGTAGTCACTACCTGCAATCTTGACACGTAGGCCATGGGTGATTTCATTCACGTTGGTGATCGTGCCAGTTGCAGCCAACTTAGCGCCCGCAACAGTGACACCGGCCAAGTTCAACAAATAGCCGTTGGTATCGACAGTCGCTTTGCCTGTACCGTTAACCGAAGCGTAAATCAGCGAAGTTGTTGTGCCAGTAGAAGCACCAGAACCAGCGTTCAACTCGATTTCAACAGGGGAGTAGGTGCCAGAAGAGGTACCGGCAGAAAGGGTCAACTCAGCAACAAAGGCTGAACCTAGACCAGCCGTGCTACCAGTAGCACCGTAAGTGACTTCGGCTTTCAGGGCGTTAGAAAACGAACCCAGAGCGACGTTAGTGTCCATCTGGAACAAGGTGCGTCCGCCCGTGCCGCCAACACCCGTCATCGTGACGGCAGTGGTGTTCGCGTTAAAGGCGGAGGCACCAGTGGAAGAATTAGAAATTGTGGTGAGAAAGCCGTTTTGCGAAGCAACTGGGCCGGAGAATGTGGTTAATGCCATGATTTTTTCCTTACATGCAAGTTAGGCGTATCTGTCTGCATGTCGTCAGCCGGGACTGTCAGATACACCGGAAAGCCCGGAATGGTTTTAATATAACTCAAAAGAAAAGGGGGCACAAGGCCCCCTTCTCAGTCTTTTTAGGACGAACCGGGAGAACCGAACATTCCCAATGGATCAGACCAACCAAAGCTGTAACGCTCGCGGGCTTTGTAACGGACGTTGCCGGTATCAAAGTCACCGTCCATGCTGTTAGCAAGGGGTGAACGAACGAAATGCTTCAGACCGTTAGGCACATCAGTAGTCAAATACCAACCGTTTGTGTCGGTCAAGTAGTTGTTGATGGTGTAGCCTTCAGGGATTGAACCGTTGTTCTTCAGAGCGTTGATGTCGTTGTCGGTAGTGCCAACACGGAGGTTGGTTTCCAACAGGCGGGTAGCCACGAACTGCAATGCAGCAGGAACAATTAGCTTCTTAGGCTTGGCGGCGATCAACAAACCACGTTCGTCTGTCCAAGCAGCGATTTGAATAACAGCGTTTTCCAACGAAGTTTCATTCAAGTCAGCAGCAGTGGAAGGACGGTTGGAGTTGGTACCACCAGAAACCAAGGGGTGAGCAGTGCTAAACAAAGCAACGCCATCACCACCGGCGTAAGCGGCGGAGAAACCGTTGTTGAGAGTAGCAGCAGCTTTAACCTGCTTGGTGTACGCCATAGCACGAGCCAGACCTTTGGTGTAGCGAGCAGACAAGCTGTCGTACAAGTTATCTTCAATCGCTTCTTCAGTGATTGAGAAACCCAAAGCAATGGTTTCGTGGTTGTAGCGGGTAGTCCATGCCTCTTGAGCATTGTCATAAGCGATGGCAGAACCCTCGTTTTTGACAGGTGCGGCTGAGAAGCCAGACAGTTTGGTTTCTTCTTCAAAAGAACGCTCAGAGGTCTCTGTTTCGTAGATCTCTTTGTGTTGCTCGCCGTAGCGGGCGTACTCCATGCCAAACAATGCGTTCAGACCGGGGAGCAACTCTTTAAGTAGCTGTGCGCGTGAAATAGCCATTTTATGTTACTCCTTAAGCAATGCTAGTGCCAGCGTAATACTGATGCTGACCAAAGTTAATCTTGACCAGAATCTCTGGATACTGCATGAATACAAGTGTAGAACTTGCACCAAAAGCGGCAGCAGGAGCTTGGTTGAGAATAAACGATGTAGCACCGGCGGCTGCGGCGGTGTCAACAAACGACCCGGCGGAAATATAATTTCCAGATGAGTCGAGCGATCCAACATCAGTACCAACAGGTAACGCGAAAGGCAGAGCCGAACAGGTCACAGTAGCAGTAGAAATGCTGGTGTACGTTGCCGTACCAAGAGCGACAGCCGTGTCAGTCACCAAGCCAAGCACGCGAACGGGCAGGGCAGCAGTGGTGGCAGGAGTATCACTAGGAGCCAAGATTGCATTCTTGGAGTTGCCGGTTGCAGTGCTACCTGTATTGTTGATCATTGCCAAATTTTGGCCGATCATGGCGCGAGCGCCAGAAGCAATAGCGGTAGTAGCAGAGCAAACAACACCCTTGAATACTTGGTCAGGATCGTCAGCAACAATAGCCACTGCATCACCAGCCGCAGTTGATGCGGGCCAGTATTGCTGGAATTGCTTTTGTTTTGTGACGGGGTTGGTAAACGAGCATCCCAAGAAGATACCAGTTTGATTACCTGCCGTGCCAGTAGACACAGACAGACGGACGATTTCACCACGAGACAAACCTACGTAATCACCGTAGAAAATGTTTGTGGAATAACCGTTAGTGATCGGATATTCACGAGTAGAACCCGCAAATACCTGACCTCCGATCAAGTTGATCGGCTTTAGCCCGTAGGGGGCATCAATCACCGGATAAGCCATTTAAGGACTCCTTTATTTAGAACCTGTACCAAATCCGCTTCCGCGACTGGTTGAAGACTTGCGGTCAGCAAACAGAGGCATACGCGGGTCATTGTTTCTCATGAAGTGGTTGTCCACTGAATCCATCTGGTTCTGCGCTTGCGTGTCGTAATACTCTTTCATGGCCATGAGTTTTTCGGTTTGGATTTTGCAAAGCATCAACCCACCAATTTCCACATTACCGTTAGCACCACCTTCAAGCATCAGTTCTGGATGGTCTGCTGCCTTCACTGGAACCCAGCCATCCCGCATCTTGCTAGACACATTGGTTGGCATTGTCTGTCCCAAGACATGAGTCGCTATGTAGCGATACTCCCATCCGGGTTCAGGGGTAGGATCGGGCAACGCACTCGAAGGTTTATACACGTATCGAGTAGTTTTTTCGCGTGACACATTGTCACGAGGGTTACGGTTTTCAGCCATTTTGATTCTCCAGTTTTAAAACTTCTGCAACATATTTCTTAGGGTCAAGGTTGTACTTTTTAATTAACGCAGCTTGTGACGGCGTTAACTGCACTTTCCTTGTTCCTGTGGAACGTGATGCAGGGGCCACCACGGATGATGGACGCCTTGGAGTCTCACTCGACTTAGGCCTTTCGTCGTTTCCACCGAAAACTTCAGGGAATTTCGACTTCACGCGAGCATCAATTTGCTCGAAATATTCGTTTTCGCGGGGATCAACCCCGGAGTTGACTAGTTTTTGATGCAGCCCTAGTGCAAAGCTGGTGACTTCTTCAAACCCATCGGCACCGAACCACTGGTTTTTTGCCTGCCAGCGCAGGGTTTTTTCGTCCGGTTGAACAGATTGGGTCTGTTGTTGTCGCGGTTGTACCTCAGTTTCTTCCACTTGTAAAGGGGGTGGACGAAAATTTTGCGCCTGTTGTAATTTTGTCTTAGCGTCAAACAGCGCTTCCTGAGCCGCAAGGATGGCATCGGTGTCAAACGACTCTTGTGCCGCCTTGTACTCCCGCCGAGCTTTATCCATTTCTGCCTCGGCAGAGGACTTGGCCATAGCTCCGTACTGCTCAGTGCCGTTGTTTACATACTGTTTGAGCTTTTTGTTTTCGTCAACGTAGTGCTGTGCAAGACGCTCAAGTTCTTGCTTTTCCCTCAAAAGGGCTTCTTTGGCACGGCGCTCGTCGTGACGCGCATGGGTTAACTCCTTGATGCGGTCTTGTGCCCCTCTTGTATAGGACTCAATCTCTTCATCAGTGGGGTCTTCCACTTCCCTGTCCAACGGCCTACGGCCACGGTCTTGTACAGGTGTATCGTCAACAATCTCAATTTCGACATCATCTTCGGGCTGAACTATCTCAACCTTCTGCTTGCTGTCGCCATCAAGTTCGTCGGGGAACTTATATTGCTCTGCCATTTCTGCTCCTTTAAGCGCGGGTTAGCCCACGAGGGTCTTGCACAACAGCGTCCACTTGGTCATCATTGATGAGCCGGAACTCTTTGCCAAAGATCTTGAAACGCGTACCAGAATAGGTACGGACAAGGACGAAGTCTCCTTCTTTGCACCAAGCGCCTGCGGGGAATTTGGTCTGATCTTTATATGCATCAGGGCCAACTTTCATCACAAACAACACGGTGGTTGCACTTTCTTCCTGTCGCATACTGCTTGTATCGCGTACAAGATCAAGCGCAGTACCATCAATCTTTTCAGAGACTGGGGGCACAGCACACAGCAACTTCCAGCCTGTCGGCTCTGGCAGCATGGTGGCTTTTTCTTCATCTGTAGCGTCTTGCGCTGGCGCATCGACGGGTTGGATTACATCAGGCAGGGCGTATTGCCCCGGTTCTAGAACAAGTTCACTCATTGGCTTTCTCAACTTTCTCAGCAAGGTCAAGTAGATGGCGCTCTGCAAGGGCTAGACCCTGAATAATCCCGCAGAGTTTTTGGTACTCTTCAAAAGTGCGACATGCCCCACCCGCGCAGTCATCTGCGTAGTTGTTCATATCGTGGCGTAATTTTTCGCGCAATACGCGTGCGAAGTCTTGGATCATTTAATTGGTTTCTCCTTTTGTTGGTTCTGTGTGGCTTGTCTAACCAAGTCCATACCCATTTGCTGACGTTGCCGTTGCAACGCCCCAGCTTGAGACAGAGCGTTGTTTTGCCCTGTACTCTTTTGCTGTTTAAGCTGGCCGGTTTTGGCCAACGCATCAATCTGTATCTTTTTGTTGTTTTGCTTGGCTTGTTCCATCTTGGCCATTGCATCCATCTGCAAGCGTTGTTGCTCAAGCTGCAACTTGCCTTGAACTTCTTGGCTTTTTATCTGCACCTCTTGCTGGCGCAACTGCAACTCTTGTTGCTGCATCTGGAGCACGGGGTCTTGAGCTTGCTGTTGAGCCTGCTGTTGTGCCGCCTGCTGTTGACTTTGCTGGAGCACTTGTTGCGCAGCTTGGGCCATCATTGACGACAGCGCCATCTCCACTTCAGGAGACATCTTCTCACCCTCGGGCGGCAGAGGCATACCCATCTGCTGCTCTATCTTCTGACGGTAGGCGTAGCCAACGTGCTCTGCAACGTGCGCCATCATTGCGCCTTGGATCTGAGGAGCCTTGGGGTTCTGGCCTATCAACTGCATGACGATGGGGTCTTGCATTGCCATCATGTGCACCTTGATGTGGGACTCATGATCTTGGTAGAAGAACGCCTTCATAGGCTCCATACGCAGAGCAGCCATGTTCTCAGACACGGGGTCTTTCGGTTTCTGGTCGTCCGGCAGGGGCACGAGCTTGTCGGCATCCTTGATACCCAGCACCGCCAGCATTTGCCTGTGGAGCTGTGGCAAGTCGTAAATATCTGGAGCCATCTGCGCCATCTGGATCACGGCTTGGTACTGCACAACGCGTTGACTCATGGTCGCTGCATTGGGGTCGCTCACAGGGATGATGTCCACGTGGTCGTAGTCTTCTTTCTTGGCCTTGCGTGGGGCATCAATTGGATCGTAGTCGTAAATTGGATCTGTGTAGTCGCGGATGATTGCGGCCAGCAGACGCAGTTCTTGTTTGAATGTGTAGTGCAGTCTGGCTTGAACCGCTGACATTACCTTGAGCTGGCGCTCCAAGAGAGCCAGTGTTGTACCCACAGGAGCTTGGGCAGACATGTCCGACACCTTCATGTCAGCAGTTGCAGCAAATCTGCGGCCTTCTTCTACGATCTTGTCCAGCAGACCAGACAGAACAACAGATGGTTCTTTGTATGGCAGAGGCAGGATGCTGTCACGCAGTGCGCCTGAACCAATATCTACGTCGCGCCATTCTCCGGGAGCGATTGGTGTGTCGTCTCCTTTGATGCGCATGCCACGGGATTTGAGTCCCCCGGGGAGGTTTGAGAGAGTACCTGCGTCAACAAGCTGGCGCATGAGACTCGTGGCTGATTTGGCATACCCTCCAATGAGATGGAAAAGGCCGAAGCCGTAAGCTCCAAAACCCGGGATGTATTGATAGTGAACAAAGTGTTGTCGTTTAAGCTCAAGTGGATCTTCCTCTTCCCAGTTTCTACGGATGGCCAAAACATCGTTCGAGCCTGCTATTAGGGTAACTACGTATGGCCTTGTGATTCCTGTCGGCTCGCCGTCGTCACCTTTGTCTTCGTCGCCCTTGAGCACCAAGTCAACATGGCTCTCAAACAGCGTGTATCTGTCGTCGTTCAGGTCAGAGAACCCTGTCTCTTTGTCCTTGGCCTTCTTGACGTTATCTTGTTCTCTGGTCGGATCAGGCAGCTCGATGTCGCGGTAAAAGCCTGCTTGCTGGAGCTTGATGATCTCGTTCTTTGTCTTGCGCATGACGTGCGTCAGGCGATAACAAGTGTCCAGATCTGATGTACCGTAGGGCAGGAGAATGTCTTCTGCTGGAATAAATATAGATACTTGACGGCCAATGTTGGGGTCGTAGTACACCTTTTTGAACGCTGAACCTGTAGCCGGGAGGCTCCACAACATGCGCTCATGCTCAGGGCGGAACTCGCGCATGACTTCTGTCAGCTCGTAGTTCATGTCTTCCTCAACCCGCACAGCAGCTTCTTGCTTCTGTGGAGTCTCTTTACCCAGAATTTTTGTACGTACAGGGCCTTGGGCTGGGAATGTCTCGGTGATGGTCTCACTCTGGAAGCGCACCACAGCCTCGGTAATCATGGGATGGAACACGCCCGACGCACCGTTCCACGGTTCGGTGCGCTCCTCATACTGGAGGCCAAGGAGCTTGAGTCCTTCCGTGTAGGCCTTTTCCCAGTCCTTGCGTGATTGTTTATCTTGGTCGATGTCGCCTTCTAACTCAGAGGCCATCTCCATGATGTCATTCTCGTCCAGTGTCTCGGCCAAGTTCTCATCAAACTTGTTGCCATCATCCTCTTTACCGATATGGATGTCTGTGTCCCCTGCGTGAATGTTGACTTCTTCAGGATCAACAATTTCAATCTCGATGGGTTCCTCGTCTTGCGCAAGGGCTTCCATCCCTTGGGGTTGTTGAAACAGGGCTTTGTCTATGTTGGTGGCCATCATCTATCCTTAGTAGTACGCCGCAGACCGGCGCTTGAAAAATCGGGGTTCATCTGGCTCATCCGTGTCGATACGGATAAAGCCGCCTTGTCTGACTCGAAGCAGTGCTTGGGAGGTCGTGTCCACGTAGTCGTCGTTGTCCCCGTTTGGGAATGACGCAACCTCTTCAATGACCTCGCGTGCCCAGCGTGTGTCTGGTGCCCACACCAAGCCAGATGTAAACATGTCGGCAATGGCGTTCAGACGCACCATCTTATCGTTTCCACGGCTGGTTGAAAATTCTTCGACA